CCTCCTAAAAAGGGTTATCAATTACTTTGCAAGCTCGCGGACGGCCTAAGATTTAGCGCGCCTAAACAATTATTCGGATGCACAGCCGCAATTCCACCCCAGTCCACGGGAATCTACTGGCCCCGGAACCCCACAATCACGACATTGACGACTTTTTCTTTGTGGGGTGTGTGACTCATTCCGGACTATTTCCCAGATACATCGTATCGCCATGTTTCTATCTCCTATTGTTATATCGTCATTCTAACTAAGTATAATTATATAAGTCCAATAGAATTCTGTCAAGTGTTTTTTTTGGCATTTTGGCAAATTTTTTTCTACAATCCGCGATATTGGACAGGAAACGGGCAATTTTCCTGGCAAAAAATTATTAAAATAATTATCCACAGAAAATCCCAATGCGAAACTAAAAAGCATCGTGGAAAAGAATTAGGGCATAATACTTTTCCATACTTTTCCATGTGAGTCCTCTGTGATTTTCTCGGAACTGTACGAATGTACACTCTCGAACGTTCGCAATATCTTCGGACAACTTATCACAAATCGTTCACTTTGCCGATACTCTTGGCGATGAGTAAGAAGAGAACAAAGTCAGTTAGTCGAACGTCGAAGAGATGTAACTATCAGGAGGAGCGGTTCTGTCAGGAATACCTTATTGACCTGAATGCGTCACAGGCAGCCATGCGAGCGGGCTACGCAAAGACAACCGCGTATCACAAGGCTCCTCGATGGGTTGGAAGAAGTTGGAATCGTAGCACAAAACCACACATCTGGGACAGGGTCCACGAATTGATGGCCGAACGGGAGAAACGCACAGGTATTACTCAGGACAGGGTTCTCAGAGAGCTTGCCTTGCTCGGTTTTAGCGACATAGCGGAGTTTCTTGAGATCGCACAGGGTAGGGTGAAAATTAAGGACTTTGACAAATTGCCCCCGGGCCGGACCCCGTGCATTGCGGAGGTATGTGAGTTCGAGACGGAAAAACGTCGGCGGCGGCTGAGATTCAAGCTCCATGATAAGGTAAAAACCTTAGAGCTAATAGGCAGACACTTAGGGATGTTTACCGACAACGTCCATCAGACCGGCGAGGTCAAGCATTCGGGGGTCTTGCTGACAGCACCACCGATGACTAAGAAAGAATGGTTTGCGTTTCAGAAGAAATTAGGCAAGTCGAGCCGAAAGTAGTCTGGCAGCCGCAGCCAGGGAGCCAGCAGGCGTTTTTGTACTGTCCAGTATTCGAGGTCTTGTACGAAGGCACGCGAGGTCCTGGTAAGAGCGACTCACTACTGATGGACTTCGCGCAATTTGTCGGTCGTGGATTCGGACCGGACTGGCGGGGGATCCTGTTTCGCAAGACATATCCGGACTTAGAAGAGATCATCACCAAATCGAAGAAGTGGTTTTACCAAATTTTTCCGGATGGTCGGTATAACGAGACCAAGCACGCCTGGACCTTTGGTGATGGTGAGGTACTACTACTGCGATACGCCAAGGACATCGACGATTATTGGAATTACCACGGCCACGAATACCCATGGATCGGCTGGGACGAGCTGACCTTGTGGGCGACCGACGAGCTATATACGACCATGAAGAGTGTTTGCCGTTCATCGAATCCCGATGTGCCACGTCACTATCGGGCGGTATGTAATCCCTACGGGGTTGGCCATAACTGGGTGAAGATGCGGTTCATTGACCCTGCGCCTCGTGGGAAGCTCATTATTGACACCGAGCAAGGGCGGGATCGCACGGAGCGAATAGTTATTCATGGTTCGATTTGGGAGAATCTCATTCTGCTCAAGAATGACCCAGAATACGTAAAGATGCTTAAAGCTCAGTCCGGCGCAAAGCGTGCCGCCTGGCTCGAGGGCGATTGGGACATAGTGGCCGGCGGCATGTTCGATGACGTCTGGTCCAGCAACGTTCACATCATTGAGCCGTTTGACGTACCGAAGACGTGGAGAATCGACCGCTCGTTCGACTGGGGAAGCTCGCGTCCGTATTCTGTCGGCTGGTGGGCCGAATCTGATGGTTGCGATATCAAGCTGGCGGATGGGACAACCCGCAGCACTCAACGAGGCGACCTCTTTCGCATCGCCGAGCTCTACGGATGGACGGGCAAGCCCAACGAGGGTACGAGAGAGCTGGCCGTCGAGGTCGCACGGAAGATTCAGGCTTACGACAACAGCAATGGTCACAAGGTCCGCCCCGGACCAGCGGACTCGTCGATATTCACTGTCGATAACGGCAACTGCATCGCAGAGGATATGGAACGAGTAGGTATAAGCTGGAAGCGGGCCGACAAGCGCCCTGGCTCTCGCATAAATGGCTGGGAGCTGCTGCGAGAGCGGCTCAAGAATTCCCTTAGCCATGAAGGTCCGGGACTCTACGTTTTCGATACCTGCCGGCAGTTTATTCGCACAGTACCCGTCTTGCCGCGAGACGAGCGCAACCCCGACGATGTGGACATCGAAGCCGAAGACCATGTTGCAGACGAGGTGCGGTATCGTGTATTGGCTAAAGGTAAATATTATTTCTCCGAGGGAGATTTGGCGGCGTGAGGCTTTAGCTAATGGTAATTCTGAATAAACAAGGCAAGAAGAAGCGGAGATTGACTAAGTTTGAGAAACGTCTCGCAGACTTAGATTTAATTCTTGAGCGAACCGTTTTTGACACATATTTAAGAAGAAGACACCAAGAGAATAATGTAATGATGCCGATAGACAGGAACTCAGTTTGGTAGGCGTGAGGCTTTAGAATGTACCAGGACATTAAGACAGCAGCGTTGAACTATCCGCTATCTGATGTGGAGCTGACCAATCAGTGCAGGGCCGTCTACGGCGGCGTTGCATGGTCAGGTAAGCGACCAGGCTGTGCCGTTATCGTCGCGATGCTCCACGAGAAGCACCTGGACAGCCATGACATCTACCTGCTCGAAGAGTACGAGGACTTTGACACCCGGCAGCTTGTCCGCCGCTGCGGGGCGATGGATGCGCAGTACAAACCTGCTATGTGGATTGGTGACAATCGCAACAACGCCGCTGACCAGCTTATCAACGAGATGGCCGGTGAGTTGGAATGGCCACCGAGTCCGTTTGTCCCGCGCCGGAGTTTTTATGTTAGTCCCACGATGATGGTGGAGATGCACCAGCTCTATGCCTACATACTGTCTCACCTAAAGAGACTACTTGACCCAGAGCGCCGCACGTTGTTCCTCAAAGACAGTAGGATACTGAGTTACCTAAGCGCCGTCCAGGAAACTGAGATCGGCGATTTGCAGTTGGGCGACTATCCCGCAATCGAGGCCCTGGCCTTTGCGGTTATCGAGATGCGAAATCATTACCCGCCAGCGAAGCCTATACGGCTTGGGGCCGATGGCCACGGGGGGGATGAAACTAACAGGGCAAAATCATACGCGACCAAAACTGCATTTCGCTGAGTTAAGTAATTTGCGGCAAAAAGACGATGAGTACGCCAAATGGCAAAGACAGAAAAGACAGCCGATAAAGAGCCAGTCGAGGCGATAGATGGGGCCAAGACGACCGGGGAGGGCGCATCATCACTTGACGACGCCGAGTACCTCAAGAAGTGGATTCTCGATTGCAAGAAGGAAGCTGAGGATGCAACCGCCGAGCGCCGAGAGCAATGGAAGGAACTCTGGGACGTCTACAAGAACAAGCAGAAGAGCCACGAAGACAAGGACCCCTGGCAATCGCAGGCTTGTATCCCCAAGCTCTTTATGGCGGTCGAGCGTGCATCACTGCTCATTGAGCGGGCGACACTGCAAACATCAAAGCTCTTCAGTATAGAGCTTGATGATGAGTTCGTGCTGCCCCTCAAGTCCGAGATACGGCAGGCTCGCAAAGATGTAGTCGTTGCTCAGAGAGAGGCTGAAGAGGCCGCCCAAAATACTCAGCAAGTCATACGCCAAATTGACGAGGAGACCGCCGAACTTAATAAGAAAATTGGGGAGCACGTATCTAAAATCGAGAAACAACCAGTCGAGTACCAACAGCGTCGTGTGGCCGCCGCGGCCGAGCTTGCTATTGAGAACCAGAAGGCCCAGCATCGCGCCGTCATCGACCTACAGACAGAAAAGGTCGAAAAAGCGAATGAACGATTACAGACGGCTAAGGACAAATTACAACAGCTCGAAGACCAGCTCGATGAGTACGAGCAGCAGTGCCAAGAGGATGATGCGAGATTCAAGGCGCATCTGAAAAAGAGCAACTTCGTCAGTGCTTACGGCGAGATGACCAAACCCGCGTGCCTGTTGGGTCTTGGATCTCTCAAGCGACTCATTCAAGATGGACGACTGAAGTACGAGAACAAGGACGTCCAGAATTTGTTCATCGCTCCGGAGTATCTGCCCTTTGACGACCAGCCCCCCCGCTACATGATCGAGTACAAAGAGATGGACCTGGCCTCGCTGATTAAGATGGCCAAAAAGCAGAATCGCGAGCTTGCCGATGCAGATACCAACGCCAAGCCAGTGTTCGACATGGAAGAAATCAATAAGATTCACGACGACTACCAGGATAGGCAGGAGCGTAAGGAACGGCTGGAGCGCCTGGGGCTTAGCGAATATACCAGTGTCTCGAAGAAAGTCGGCATCTTGGAGTTCTGGGGTAGGGTTATCAGCAAGGATGGCAAGGAAACCAAAGAAAACCAGTTAATGATGTTAGCCAATGAAAAGTATCTCATTCGCAGCCAGGACAACCCGCACAAGTCGGGGAAGCATCCCTACGAACTCGCCATCCCAATGCCCTATGCCCATCGGGGGGCCGCCGGTATTTCAATGGTCGAGGCCGAAGTAAAGCTCCAGTATACACTCAACAACCTGCTCAATCTCTTCGTTGACAACCTCACGTACAGCGTCAACACCATGTTGGAATACGACCCACAGAAACTTCTCGAACCGCAGAACATGACATGGATATTCCCGGGCAAACTGATCAAGACCAAGCCAGGAATAGCAGGTCCCGTCGTTAACCAGGTCAAGACCCAACCTATGGGAGCCGATGCGTTTCGTGTATTCGAGATCGTGACCAAGGAATTACAGGAAGGCAGTGCCATCACCGAGTTTTTAACGGCGATGCCAGGCAAGCAGAGCAAGACGTTGGGCGAGATCGAGATAAAGACAGCCGAGTCGCACGGCTACTTCGATGTGATCGCCCGCCGACTGGAGATAAACTCCATAGCGAAATTGCTCTACAACAGCTACGAGATGCTGCAGCAGTACAAGGGGGACCAGTTCAAGAATTTAGAGCGATACCAGTTTAACGTAGGGGGATTGAGCCTCTTATTGCTTGAGAAACAGATGGTCGAATATCTCATCCAGGCGCTTGGGCTGGCCCTCAAGCATCCGCAGATTTCCCAGTGGACCGACGTCAAGGACCTCTGGCAGCGGCTACTGAGTATCTGGAATCTCGACGAGGCCCATCGGGAGGAAGCACCGGAGCAACAGATGATGCTACCGCAAGCTGCCCAACAGCCGGTTCTGCCTGCACCTCAAGGAGCGTAAGATTATGGCAAAGACATACGTACAAGGCCGCAAGGCCAGGCAAAAGAAGACCAAGTGGATTCAGGGTGCCATTGAGCGCCCCGGAGCGTTCACAGCGAAGGCCGAAGCCGCAGGGATGAGCGTTCAGCAGTACGCGCGCAAGGTCACCAAGAAGGGCTCTAAGGCATCGGCGAGAACGAAACGACAGGCGAACCTGGCCAAGACGCTCGGCAAGATGCGCAAAAAGAAATCCAAAAAGAGATCGCAGTGAGGTTTTGGAGCGCCGTAAATGCCCTACACCATAAGATATGTCGAGGGTGACAAGCGACCCTACAAGATCGTCAACACGGACCGCGATGAGGTAGTCGGCAGCTCGCTCACGCGAGAGAACGCCGAAGCCTCAATCCGTGCACGGATGGGCGCTGAGAACGACCAGGACCAGCGCAGGCGATACCTGCGAAGTCGCAAAAAGGCGACAAATAAGGGAAAATAGAAAGGAGAAAGAAAAAGGTGCTACAAGCGAATCCCAACACAATCCGCTCGTACCGCTGCGACAGATGCGGTAGGACTTTGACGGTCACGGTCATCAACCCGCGGCAGGGCGATGACCTCTGCGAATGCGGGGGACGTTACTGTGTTTGTATCTGGGAGATGAAACGATGACAATCATACCCTGTGATATATGCTTACACCCCATCGAAGCCGCAGACGTTCGATCCGTTGTCGTTCCTGAAAGCGTGAGTATAACTGGTGACAACTTGATGAACTGTCCAATGGTTCATAATAAAACTTATCAGCTATGCCCCGACTGTACCGTTCTAGTTAAAAATGCAATAACCCAGGCGCTTCGCTCTTTGGTACAACGGGAAAACGAACTCTTGAAAGCGATGCTTGAAATGGTTAGCACATGAAAACATCCGAGAAATATTTCGAGCGCTTCAAGGAGGCGTTTCTGTACTGGCAGGAAAAGCTCGGGCTTACCCAGTATGAAATATTCTTCCATCATCATTGCGAGGATGGATTTTATGCCGAAATCAAGGTTGACGAGAAAGGCAAGGCCGCGGATGTGTTCTTGGCTGCGAAAATAAAAAACCCCAAAGCAGATGCTGGACCAAAAAGCCATGCCAAACATGAGGCCCTGCATTTACTCCTACACCGTCTCGGCTGGTTGGGTGAATGTAGATACATCGATCCTGACCAGCTATTTGACGAAACGGAAGGCATAGTAAGACGACTTGAAAAGGTACTAAAATGAAAACGATTGACTTAGGCGAAAAGATTGGCGCTCCGACGGAAGCCAAGACCGCCGACAAACAGAAGAAGTGGTATCCGACCGTCGATTTCAGCGACGATGGTGTGGCCGGCGTATCGTCCTTTGACGACCAGGACATAGGCAAGACCATTACAGTTAAGGCCGAAATCAAGCTGACGGGCATAATGTCGCGAACCGACAACCTGAACAAGAAGAAATTCGATTATTCCTTCGAGGTCCACAAGATTCACATGCCCGATGACCTGAGCAAGCAGGAAGATGCGCTCAAGGACCGCCAGAAAGACCGGGCCAAGAAACGAGGAATAGAATGAGCGAATACCAGCCGCCGGAACAGATAAGGGAGCAGCTTCAAAAGGCCGCCAAGCTCCGCGCCATGATTGCCACGCCCGGCTGGCAGGATGTCGTACTGCCCTATCTCGATGAGATTAAAACGGGCCATGAGCAAGTACTAATCAACACCGAATGGGCGGATATAGACGAGATGAACAAATGTCGATACAAGATAGTTACAATCACCCAATTTCTTGGGTGGATCGACACGGAAATCGCGGAGGCAAACAAGATTGAGAGCAAGCTTGCCACGAAGGAGGCGCTCAAAACGAATGGGTGAGTCTATATCGCGTACATCGACCATTCTGCGAAGTGAGGGGGTCAAAACGACCCTTGGCGAATACGTGATGAGCTACATACCGAATCGCAAAACCTTTAGCGGCCACCTAACCGTCGAGGTGCATTGCAAGGATGGAGTTGTCCTCGACGTCTTCCTGGCAACGCGCGTAAAAGTAGTGGAATCGTAACGATACAAATAAACCAGAAGACCAATGACTAAGAAGAAGAAAACCAAACGATGTCCGGGCGGTAAAATACGAAGCGGCGGCCAAGGCCGCGGCCTGGGCTGGGGCAAAGGCAAAGGCCCGATAGGCAAGCCGTATGGCAGCAAATAGTGGATGGCCAGGAACTTGACATTGCCATCGGCTAATCAAAAAACCTTACCATTGCCGAATAGTACATAGCTCTATAGTACATAGCTCTTTGTAAACATGACCAAAAATCTGTCGGTGTGCCGCGCACGGCTGTAGGAATGGATGCCCGACTGGCCGGCGTTTCAGACATGGAGGTCGGGCACACCACAGACTAACACCAGGGAGAACTTGGAAGATAGCCCCTGCACGATGCCTTAGTTAAACGGCGTCGGCAGGGGCTTTTTTGTTTGATTGACGTAAAGTTTGAACACGCTGCACCGGCAGCACTCAAACGCAGAAAAGGAGATGCAACAATGGCAGACGAAGAAAAAGACCAGACAGGTTCGGAAGGTCAACCCCCGCAGGATGCAGGGACAACGGCCACCGATAACCAGCAAACCGAGGATGCAGGCCACAGGGCCGAAGCTGGCGATACCACCGAGTATAAGACCGAATTCGAGAAGCTCCAGGCCAGTCACAAGGAACTGCAAGGGCAGTTCACTACGGTCTCGCAGGAAGCAGCTAAGACCAAAGAGCTGCTCCAAACGCTTGAACCCTACATCGATTACGGCCGATTGCCGACTCAGGGTCAGCAGCAACAAGCTCAGGTCCAAGAAGGTGGGGACGAAGAAGAAGAAACGTACATGACGGCCAAGCAGGTTCGCCAACTAATGACCCAGGTTACTCAAAGCGTCCGGGAGGAGATACTGGCTCAAAACGTCAGGACCAAATATCCGGATGTCTGCGACAACGGCCCGAATGAAGTTATCGTCCGCTGGCATTTGCAGCATAAGACCTCACCGCACGAGTCGGCCGAGAAGCGGATCGAAAAGGCGGTCGAAATGACCCGCGAGATGCTTAAGGCCGAGCGTGAAAAAGGCAAGCAGGAAGCCGAGGCCGAACGTCAAAAGGCCCAAGAAGAGGCCAAGGCCAGGGCCGCAGCCGCAGCGAAGGCTGGCGGTCTCGGAGCGACCGGCGTTACATCTCCGCACGAAGAGTCCAAGCCTGAACAATTAACAGGCGAAAGTTACATCGAATCAAGGAGAGCCAGGCGCGAAAAAACGCGGTCCGTTTCTCCTTGATTTAACTAAGGAGATTTAACCATGGAACAACAAGTGTGGGTAACGAGTACGTTGGGCGGTTATCTGACCAACCCGACGCTCTCAAGAAAAATTTGGGATGCCAGCCAGCCGCTGATGCGGTTCACGCAGTTCTGCAACATCAAGGAAGATGCGCTGAACGCCGGCGGCAAGGGCGCGATCGTCCTGTTCGACAAGATAGGCGACATTCCAGGTACGCACGGCACCCTTGTCGAGACTTCAACTATGCCACGAGCTACTTTCGTGCTCGGCCAAGGCACCGCCACGGTCGCCGAGTATGGTGTTGCGATTCCCTTCACCGGCAAGCTGGAGAAGGTCTCGGAGTACAACGTGGATAACATGGTCCACAAGCGCCTGCGCAACCATCAGGCCCAGACCTTAGACCGCGCATGTCATGCGGCATTCGTGGACACGCTGGGCAAGTACGTCGCTACCGCGACCGATGGCTACAGCCTCAGCACCGATGGTGTCGGGACAGGCAACGCCGGTAGCAATCTCAACAGCTACCATGTGAAGAACATCTGCGACCAACTGACCATGTGGAACGTGCCGCCCTACGACAACGAGGGCAACTACGTCTGCATCGCGTCGGTCAAGGCGCTTCGCGGTCTGACGGACGACACGACCTGGATAGATGTCTATCGCTACACCAAGCCGGATCAGAGACTCACGAATGAGGCGGGCAAGATGTACAACTGCCGCTTCGTCAAGGAGAACCACATCCTGTCAAACGCGCTCAACAGCAGCTACGGCGAGGCCGTCTTCTTCGGCGATGATGCGGTTATGGAGATTCCGATTATGCCCCCAACTGTCACGTACGAAGAGAAGGATCACGGGCGCGACAAGTCCATTGCGTGGAAGTGCCTGACGACCTTCAAGTCTATCTGGTGCGACATTGGCGGCAAGACAGGTGACAGCGTCGATACGACCAAGGGCTGGACGCCCCATATAATCCATGTAACGACCGCTTAGTACATAGGTCGTTGAAACCCGAAAACTAACGCATCTTTAAGGATGAATAACATGGCTGGAGAACAATAC